AAATATTCAATTAAGTTCCCCCGAACATGAAAAAGCTGGGCTATGCACCCAGCCACTTACACAAAAGTGTAATTACTGAGACTTAGCTGCCTTAGCGGCACCATCATAGTCAGCAGCAGTTAGACCGCGGCGAGTCAACATAGTCTTTACGCCGCGAGCTGTTTTGCCAATCGCTTCTGCGATAGCTTCAACAGTCATAGAAGCAACATCAACGTCTGCCAAAGGATCTACGTTAGAAGAACCCTTAGTAGTCTCCTGACGAGGAATCGCCTGGATGTCACCTGAACGAAGAAGGCTAAGAGCCTTACCACGAACACTGTTTACAGAACGGTCAAGAGCTTCTGCAATAGCTTCGACGAATGCACCGTCGTTAACCATTGAAACAAAAGTAGCCTCTTCAGCTTCTGTGTAAGTACGTACACTCTCTACCTTAGGAGCAGGAGCAACGTGACCAGTCAATTCCATAGACAAGATTTTGCCTTGGATAGACTTGGGTGAGAACTCTCCACCTTCAAAGTGCTCAGCGATTTGAGCATATGTGTACTGACCAGAATTGTCAGTAACGAAGGCGCGAAGAGTAGCTTCTTGAGTCTCGCTGAACGAACGTCCACCGGCTGCAGAAGCAAGTTCTACATCGTAACCCATCTTTCGCAGTTTGCTAGAGATAGAACGAGTAGAGGTTTCAAGCTGGTCTGCTGCTTCTGCAACAGTAGCTTGAGAGACGGGGCTTTCGCCACCGACAAAAGAGGTAAGCGCTTCAGTGCGCTCATCTGTCCACTTAGGAAGTGCCATATTAATTCTCCAAAAAAGATTTGAGATCGGTAACTATAGTTACGCCAGTATCTCTGGCTTGTCGTGTTTTAGCAGATTCTGTCCCACCTTCATTGATGAGAAAACCTACTTGTTTTGTTAGACTGGACTTGACCTCATAGCCAGCCGCGTTCAAAGCACTAGTAGCATCAGCTTTGCTTTTGAAACTCTTCAAGCGTCCACTAATACATACTGTACCTTTACTCACAACAGGCGGAGTAAGGTCAGAAAAATACCAACTACAAGGAATAGTATCCAAGAAGAAAGGTAAGTCACTATCTATCCAATCCAATAGATTGTGTGTAGCTTTTGGTCCCAATCCGGCACGCTCACAAGTGTCTGCATTTATTTGAGAAATATGATTAATAGTCTCAGACAGCTTTAGTGTTGCCGTTTTTCCGATTAGCGGAATACCAAAAGCAGGTAAAAGAAGCTCAAGCGGAGCATCGAACGAATTCAAGATCTCCGACATGAGCTTAGATGTCACTTTTTCGGACCCCAACGATGCTAAGATACTATCCCGCGAAGAGGTGTAAATTTCGGAAGGGCAAGTCCAGCCAAGTTTTTTGATAGACGCAGGGCCGAGACCCTTGATCTTCATAGTTTTGGCAAAGTGTTCCACGGCCTTAGCATTCTGTGCAGGACACAGATGATTACGGCAGTACAGAGAATCATTTACCCATTCTAATTCACTGTCACAAGAAGGACAGTTAGTAGGGAAGTTGATTTCTTGAAACATGGACTACTCCGAAAAAGTGAAAAGATATTATACGACAGAATTGACCTGAATGTCAAGAACTATTTTTCTCAACGTCCACTCGTCTGACGATTCGTGGAATGATCTCCCCACTGCGTATAACCTCAACTGAACAACCTATCTCTAGGTTGAGAGAGCGAATGTACTCAATGTTGTGTAGAGTTGCACGGCTCACGAGTGCGTCTCCCACTTCGACTGGCTCTAGTATGGCAACAGGACTCACGACACCTGATTTGCCTACTTGCCACACAACATCGAGCAATTCTGTAATCACCCCATCCTTCTGCTCTTTGAGAGCGAAAGCCCCTCGGGGGTGGTGAGCTGTATATCCCATTCTATAAAAAGCATCGTAGTTATCTACTCTAAACACCTCGCCATCCGTTGGATAGCCAGTTGCATCGAAGTGAGTGATAACTTCAAAGCCATTTTGGGCCAAATGGTCCATCGCTTCGGAAAGACGCTCGTACTCTACACCTTGAATATCGTAGGCTACAAAGACAAGATCTTTGCACCGAGAACGAAATTCGAGTAGGTCTTTGAGATTGAGCGACCCCGCCGCGAAGTTGCGAGCATTTGTGATCGTATCGGGCGCTACGACCTCACCAGTAATTTGGAGTTTTCCTTTTATACTGATGACATTTGGCACTAGCTCTTCCAGCTTTAACGTGAGGTCACGACCAAGATTGCCGTCACCCCGAGTTAAAGCCTGAGCTATATGGCCGTTGACATATTGCAACGACACTGCCGCCCCATCAAGTTTAGGCGTACGCACCATAGGTGACGTACTAGATTCTACCGCATTTAAATCAAAAACCTTCTGTAGAGAATACATTTTGTATAGGTGTGGAATACCGTCAGTGACAGTATGTCCTACCGTATCGTAGTTGTACAATCTGGCTAACGCATCAAACTCTGCATCCGATAAAATCGGTGTGCCAGAGTAGTACATTGCCGAAGCCTTTTCAAGAAAATGTTGCATATAGTTCCCTCACTCAATAAACAATATTATACAGAAAAAAGGAAACAAAGTCAAGAACTATTTTGAGTATAAGTCCTTGATAAGTTCACCGAAGTGTTCTTCAATGATTTCCTTACTTTCTGCAAGTGATAAGATTTCGACTAGCCCGACGAAAAGATTTCTCGAATTATCAAAATCAAGAGGCATCGCTATACCCTCACTACTAGGCTTCCATTCTTCGTCAAAGTCCATATAGTACTTACGAACGTGCAAATACTCTATGCCTCTAAACGCATTGATAGAAAGCCTGACCTGTACCTCCTTGGCCTCATCGTAATGAATTACCTTCTCATAAATCTCAGGTGCTTGGTATAGTTCCATATTAATCTCCGTTTTTTAACACGGAGGCTAACGGTACTACACTCGTCACATTCTGTGGTTTGAGTAGGCGAAAGGAGTCGGTGTCCCAACAAAAAAGCAAAAGAGTCTGTTCAGATTCCTTTGCTCTGTTTTTCTTTTGTTGAATGTAGGGCGTGCTGAAGTCCAACGTACAAACATTGTATTTCAACTTATTACTATTCTCACTTCGATAAGTGATAACAGCATCACCGTACTCATCGACGAGCCGTGCTAGTTCTTCTTTTTTCACAAGTGCTCCTAATGAAGCGGGTTGGCAGAATCTTCTCCCGTGCCGACTTGCTTAGGGTGTGAAAGGGGCTTGCGCCCCAAGAATTAACCGTTTACTGCTGCGATGACACCTGCGAAGTACATTGCTGCTTTACCAGTCAACTTGCTGACGATCTCTTCGTCAACGTCTTGACCTGCATCTGACAATGCTGCTGTGAGTGCTTCGATAGCTGCTGCTTTAGATACGCGAGTACTAGTTGCTCCACTCGCCTTTGACGTCCCACCAGAGGCGGGGGCTTTTTTTACATATACACCTGCTTTGGTAAGAACCATTCGAACGCCATTAGGTGACTCTTCGAACTCTGTTGCAATTTCTGCGACGATCTCCATGCTGTTTTCTGGAGTTGGGTTTTGTGCTTCATAAGCAGCAATAACCTCTGCTTTCTTCTCGTCTGTCCACGCCATTTTACGTTTCCTTCTAGTTTGTGATTGTGTTGCTCCAGGACAACTGCCTGTAGCTTGTAGTTGTGCTTGATAAAATCTATCACCCATCTCGGGCTTTCCACTTTAGGTTGTCACCGTCAGTTTCAAACTTAATCATTTTCATTGGGTCATCCTCGATGAAATGAATACTTTTAAATGCGATCTCTAGCATTTGAAAATATACTTGTATTGCTTTGCTACGGAACTCTTCATCCGGCCATAAGTGAAAAGCATTCCAGTACTCTTTTTCAAATCTACATACTCGCACTTGTTGTTGAAGAATAGGATGCAGGCCCATAAACTTTTGCTGTATATCCACACACGCTCGTAGTCTCTGACTGCCGCATATCGGATACCAGTTTGGCATTACTAGCAGGGGAGCTTCAATGCCGTTTTTGAACAAATCTTCTACCAATTCTTCCTGTACGGGAATACTCTCAAAATTCTGTGCAAAAGGTTCTTGCTCAAGCAACCAGCCTACGGATTTAGTATACCACGTAGTTGGTGGAAAAGCAATAAGTTCTGCGGTTTCTTTTTTGATTCTATTCGTCATTTAAGATACTATTATAGTTGATATAGCAAAAGAAGTCAAGAAGTATTTTTAGATACGTGATAAGTCGACTCCGTATTTTTCAAGGTGTGCGAGTTTGCCAAGATCATATGCGAGAGAGTAAGCAGAGTACCCGCCTGTCTCCACGTTGGCCCACTTCTCTGTATCATCTCGTACGTCTTCCATAACATAGATGGCGTAACATTTACTACCGTACTTGTCCTCATAGTTTACGTCTTTGAATCCGGCTCGCTCGGCTTGGTAGTCGATTGAGAGTTCGTGGTCGACTCGGGCTGGCTTTTGGTAGACGGCTGACCAGACGATTTCTCCGGGCGAGAACGATTCAGCAATGCAAGACTCAGGGAGTACAGCGACTCCGCTTTCTCTCGCAACTGACGGTACTCCGACTCGCTCAATGAGAGATCTAACGAATCCACTCGATCTAAATAGTCCTGCCGCGATCTCGGCAAGGGACTCTCCGGAAAGGTATCGTTCAACTGCTTCACGAATTTCTTCATTTGATGCTCCTCGTCCGCGATTCTGCTTTTTACGTAGTTCACGATACTCGACTTTATCTTCGTAATCATCTATGATTCTCTGGAGGCGCGTGGTATTGTATGCTATATTTAGCATATCGCACGCAACCTTCTTGGAAATAGGTTGGTTTCCACTCAACAAATCTATAACTTTCGATATATTGCTCTCGCTCAGGTTCTCGTAGTCTTTCTTTTTGATCTTCCGTACCAAAGATTTTCTCCCAATTCTCGTAAAACTTTCTTGTATTTGTAGGACGTTGCTTACTACCCTTGCTCACGTGGGTCATCTCCTATAGACATTCGCAGGTACCAAATAGCTTTTCGGGTATCCTGTTCTTTGTTATCTTTGTTGTTTGCTCTCCAGATATATTTGAATGCGTTAAGGCGGCAGTATTCTGCAAATCCTTCTGGCGATGTTGTTTGTCTCATCGCATCAATACATTCTACACCCTCACGCTTGTAATGTAAAGGACTATTTACTGGGTCATGTACTTTCATTCTACAGCCTCAGCTACATCAGGGAAGTGTGTACTAATAACATCCCAACATTCTTCTGCAATAATCATGTGCTCTTTCTGAGTGCCGTGACCCCGCCGCAGGTCGCAGTAGTGAATCCACGAACGAAGAGTCCCACTCATGTATAGTGTAGATACTGTGTTGCCTTCTGGTAGCACTGCACGAGCTTGCTCTTTTGCAATACCATTATCTAAGGCCCAACGATACGCTTTCTTTGACGCATCCAGTACTTTCGCCTGCTTCATGTTCCAGTCTTCATACAAGCGCTCGTTTTGAGACTTGTTTCCACCTTTGCCAAAATCTTCTGAGTCTTCTAACTCAATACTGTTTTGACGGTTAGCAGGATCTTGCATTCGTGCTTCACGATAGTAAAAGTCTTCTGCAATTGCGTAACGCTGGCTAAACTCTTGAAAAGAAAAACTACGGTGGCGCAACATCTGTCGAGCAATATCTCGAGTGGTGCGAATCTCCATAGTAATACTTACCATCTCGAAAGGAGACCAGTGACCATGCTTGATAAGGTATCGCAATAGTCGTGGTGCACTCTCGTGGTGGTTTTGATTCTCTGGGTTACTCACCCGTGCTGCATAGGCTACCAGCTCTTC